CCATGTTCTCACCTCTTTTCTGCTTGCGGGCATAAAAAAAACTTAGCTTGCCGGGTGCCAGATTTTACAATCTGGACCCTGCAAACTAAGTGTAGTGGGTGCCAAGCTAAAAGTCAAGAGAAATTTGCATAAGTCAAGAAAAAACGGCAATCAGCACAAATAAAAAGCGCCCTTATTGGGCGATTTCACAACAAAACAACATGGCAAGCCAGCCGGATGGGGTCAAGCCCATTCGGCTGGCTTGCTTTATGTGCCGTCAAGCGGACAGGAGCTCTTTCTCAAAGAGCATGGCCGCCGATTTCCACCCCAGCAACTTGCGGGGGTAGTTGTTCACCCACCTCTCTGCCGCCCTCACCTCCTCCGGCTTTACGGTGTCAAAGCTGGTGCCCTTGGGGAAAAACCGTCTAATCAGTCTGTTCATGTTCTCATTGGACCCCCGCTCAAAGGCGCTGTATGGGTGGCAGAAAAACACAATGGTCCGCTTGCCCTTGCGCCGGTGGGCGGCCTCGATGCCCTCGAAGTCTTGAAACTCACAGCCATTGTCCACCGTGATGCTCTTGAACAGCTTATAGAACAGCTTGCCAAAACGGCGCTCCAGGCTGTTGATGGCCTTGACTACGCTGGCCGCCGTGTGGTCCTCCAGCAGCATCACAATGCCCATACGGGTCCGGCGCTCGGTGAGGACCAGGAGGGCCTTTTTGGAGCCCTTGCACCCCATGATACTGTCCATTTCCCAATGCCCAAAACTGCCCCGGCCCTTGACCTCCTGGGGGCGGTTTTCAATGCTCTTGCCGTTGGAGCTCCGGGCGGCCTGCCGCTTGCTCTTGGCGGCGTAGTGGCGGCGGCCCTTGTTGTGCAGGTGCTCCGGGGTGAGGTGGAGGAACACATCCCCACGGTAGATGTAATTATAGAGCGTGTTCTCACATATCACGGTGTCATAGACTTCCCCGTTGTTTCGGATTTCCGCAAGGGCGGCTCCGGGGGCAAAGCCCTGGACCATGACCAGCTCCTCCAGCCGCCGGGCCAGGGCGTGGTCCTTGCCAATCTTGAGGTCCCGGCCCTTGTCCTTGAGAAAGTCCCTGTATTTCCGCTCCGCCACCTCCGGGCAGTAAACCTCAATAAACTCATATTCGGAGGTCTGCTGGACACAGAGGCCCCGGTTGATTTCATAGTAGATGGACCGCTCACATTTGCCCAGAGCGCTGGCAATGGCGGCCTTGGTAAATCCTTTTTTGAGCATCCGCTCCAGGGTCAAGCGTTGGTCCCAGGTGAAATGCTTGGCGTCCTTGTGGTTCATGCTGCACCTCCAGAAATAAGAAAAGCGGGGCGTTTCCGCCCCGCTCCGATCTGCCGTTTATGCCGCCGTGTACTGCTCCAGCAGCTTGACCGTTTCCTCATCCGTCAAGATGTCCCCCAGCTTGCAGTCAAGGGCAAGACAGAGTTTCAAGAGCGTGGCCAGTTTGGCTCCGTTGAGGTCCTTGGCTCCCTGCTCATAATACTGGAGCATCCGCACATTGAGCCCGGCGGCGCTGGCCAGTTGGGATTGGGAGAGCCCGGCGGCCAGGCGGGCATTTTGCAGTTTGCTGTTTTTCTTGGCGTCCATCAAGCTCACCTCCGTTACGCTTATATCATACACCTTTTGGTGTAGTATGTCAAGAAAAAATTTGAGGCCCGGATTGTTCCGGGCCTCTGTTTATTCATCGGCCTTGTGCTGCCTCAGCCGGTCCGCCAGCTCCGCAAGGATGGCCACATCCCGCTCATCCAGGCCGGTCACATTCACGGTGTTCAAGGGCTCCACGCCCAGCAGGTAGTCCGTGGACACAGAGAACAGCCGGGCCAGGTCCACCAGGGATGCCGGGGACGGTGTAGAAAGCCCCTGCTCCCAGGAGTTGACGCCGTTCCTGGTTATACTCAGCCGCCGGGCAAGGTCTGCTTGGGTCCAGCCCCGTGCCTGCCGGAGTTCTTTTATTCGTTCTGCTATCACCAGCATCACCTCCACAATGTAAATTATAGTGTGCCCGTTTGACTTGTCATTGTCACTTTAGGCTCCAATACTTGACACAGTGGCGGTGAAACCGTACAATGGAAGTGCAAAGGAGGCGGTGCCATTGTTCACGGAGGATGAAAAGCGTTTCCTTGATGCGCTTGAGGCCGCCCTGGTGGCGGTCAGAAAGAGCCCGGCGGTGAATATCACCCGCATGGCAGACAAGGCGCTTTCCGTGCGTTCTCGACACGGCTATTTAGGTAAAATCAAGTTGCAGGGCCGGAAAACATGGATGCAGTACATGACCAGCCTTTACAACACAGAGGTGGCGGAAAACCGCCCGCTTGAGGAATACATCCAGCTCCTCAAGTATTGGGTGCGGGCCGCTTGAACAGGAGGGCATTGAGATGTTTGGCAGAAAGAAAAAGGACCTCCCGGCGGGGGCCCGCATGATGCACTATGAGGGCTTGCGGGGCTTTTCCCAGGACGGCCCCTGTTTCATGGAGCGGACGGAGGCGGGGCTGGTGTTCCGGCAGACAAACGGCCCGGCGGCCACCCTCCCGCTGGAAAAGGTGACAGGCCTGGAGATGATGCCGGAGCGCAATTTCATGGCCCGGTATCACGGCACGGCGGCCACCACAGCCTATGGCAAGGCGGTCAAGTGGTTTGCCGTGTTCCACTATACCACCCAGGAGGGGGAGCGGATGCTGGCGCTCTGGTACACAGAGCCCAAAACCGGCAGCGTCCTCCGGGAGCTGGCCGCCCAGATCGGAGCGGCCACCCAGGACTACACCCTGTAAAAGAGCATAAAAAAAAAGAGCCGGAGAGGTGTGACCCTCTCCGGCTCTCTTGCGTTATTCGGTCTTTTTCTGGTCAAGCTGGGCAATGGCCTCTTTCAGTTTATCAAAGCCAAACATGGCGGCGTATGCCACGAAAAAGCCCAGGACCACAGCGCCCACCACCGTGTACCAGACGATGGCCACGCCCTTGATTTCACAGTAGGCGAAAAAGGCCGCCAGGGTGAGGGCCATGGCGATGAGCACCGCCAGGATGTTGGTCGGCAACTTGTCCCAGGTGAGCTTTTTGAGCACCTGCACCACAATGTTGGTGACAATCACCAGGACGCCCACGATGCTGAGAATGACGGACCAGTCAAAAATGCTTTCCATGATTTTATCCTCCCTTTTCTATGTTACCCCACCAGGGTGAGGTCCTTGCTGTTGACGGCGGCGGTCACCACGCCATTCTGGCCGATGACCACCCGGTCACCGTCCACCTGGATGACGGTGTAGGTGTTGGTGTAGACGAAAGAGGCCAGGCCGCCGGTGTAGGTCTTGGCCCCCTTGTTGACCTTGACCTTGGAGCCCACGGTGATGCCGCCCTCCACCTGGATGTCAGCGGCGTCCACCCAGCCGTAGACGGTGGAGCCGCCGCCGGGCACCTTGATGAGGTGGTAGGGGTGCTTGGCGTTCCCGGCCATGGCGGTGACCTTGGCCTTGCCAGGCTTGCAGGCGGAGCCGTTGAGGGCGTTGGAGCTCACATAATGCTTGTTGCCGGTAAAGGTCACAGTGTCGCCCACACAGGCCCCCACGGTGCCCTCAGAGGGCTTGCTGGGCTGGGTGGTGCCCTGGGACCCGCCGCCGGTAGAGGCCCCGGTGTAGTCCACATAGGGCAGCTTGCCGTGCTTGGTCCATCGGCGGGTGTTGTAGCCCGCCTTGGAGCCGATGTTGCCCACGGCGGTGATTTGCACCTTGTTCTCCCACTTGGGGCTGCACTCCACCGCCAGGCCGTCCCCGATGTAGATGCCGATGTGCCCGGACATCCAGACGGCCTCACCGATGACCATATCATCCCAGCCGGTGGTGCTCACCCCGGTGCATTTGGTAATCATAGTGTCAGCGCCGATGTCCGGCACCCCGTTGATGGCGTAGCCCGCCCCGCCGTAGGTCCGGGAGGCGTCCCCGTCCCAGCCCCAGAGGATGCCCTTGATGAGGCACACGCAGTCAAAGCCGAAAACGGGCGGGCTCTGGTTGGCCGCCGCCTTAATCATGGCGGTGCGGGTGGCGTTCTTGTTGTAGGAGTGGTTGTTGCAGTAGCGGCTCACATTGGAGCCGGTGAGGGGGGCCCCAAAGCACCCCATCACATACAAGGTCTTGTAGTTCTTGGCGATGTCCACGGCCTTGTCCACAAAGGCCTTGGCGGTCATTTTACTCATTGAAAACGCTCCTTTACTCAGTCTTTCAGCACGATTTCCGCCACACGGACAGCGACATCCGCCCCGTATTTGTCCGCAAACTGCTTGAGAAACCGCTGGGCATATTTGGCCCGGTTTTCGTTTTTGGCTTTCCAGAAATAGAAACCGCCCCAGGCCCCGTTGGTCAAAAGGGAGGCCCCGGCCAGGCCCGCCAGGGCCGTGACATCAAAGCCCAGGTAATTGGTGACGATAGTGGCCACGCACAGCAGGACGGAAATGGTCACATGGGCCCAGAGTAGCTTTTTTGAGGTGTCTATTTTTCATGCCCTCCTCTCCAGTCCCGCCAGAGGATTTCCACCATGCCCAGCAGGGCAAGGAAAAACAGCCGCATGGCGGGCCTCAATAAATGGCCTTGACGCCTTGCTCGGTCAAAAAATCCTTTTGGGCATGTTTGACTTTGCGGGCGTATTCAAGGGCGGCGTGCATGTCCCCGTTGCAATGTGCATCCGGGATGCGCTGGACGGCCACGGCGGTGGCCTCAGCCAGCGCCAGGGCCGCCCTGGTGTTCTGTATCAGCAGGACCTCATTTTGCTCACGGGCGGCCTCCCGTGCATCCTGGACGGCCTCCCGCTTGCTGATACGCCGCTGGAGCAGCCAAAGCCCCAGGGAGGTGATGGCCGTGGGGATGCCCAGCAGGGTGAGCAGGCCCCCCACGGAAAGCTCAATAACCATTGGCTCCGCCCTCCCTTACTCGTTGGCCTCGGTCCAGCCATAGACGCCGGGCTCCCACACATTGCCGTCCAGATCGGAGGTCCAATGCTTGCCGTTGTGGCTCACCTTGGCCCCGGCGGCATAGGCGTCATGGGCTCCCAAAGGCTGGGACCACTCCGGCCATTCCTCCGCCGGGTCGCTGGTGATGGACCAGAGGGAGGCGGCGTTGGGCGGCTCCCAGCCGGTCTGGGAGGTGTGGGCCTGCACACAGCGGTAGAGCTTGCCGCCGTACTGCCGGAGCTGGCCCACCGTGTAGTTGACATTGGCCGCCCATTCCGCAAAGAGCAGGGATTGCTCAGAGGCGGTCACGGCGTCAATAGTCCCGGCCTCCGCCAGCACCACAAAGGCGATGGCGGCGGCGTCCCGCTGCTGCTGTGCATAGAGCTGGGCCTCATGCAGCGCTTTGAGGCTGGTGGTCTTTTTCTTAACTGCCATTACTGAAAAGCACCTCCAATGCTGGTGATGTAGCCGCCGGTGTTGCTGGTCCCCCGGCCCACATTGACCTTGAAGTTAAAGGCAAAGCCGTTGGTGGCGGTCTGGTTGGTGAAAACATGGTTGTTGCCGTTCTTCACATCCTGGGTGGCATCCTCCCAGACGGGCTCCGTGTCGTTGGCGTTGTTGGTCACCAGGACCTCCAGGTCAGCATCCGCCGGGATGGAGCCCAGCACATTGAGCACCATGACCGTGATGGTGTCATCGGCCTCCATGGGCTCCGCCAGAGTGATGGAGGCCTCATAGACGGCCTTGGTAAAGGTCACGGTGTAGGGGGTGCTGTCCGCCTTGGTGTCATTGGCCACCACCTTGATGGTGTGGGCCCCGTTGAGGACTTTCTGCCAGTTGGCGGCGGTGACACACTGGACCGTGTTGCTCTGCCCCAGGGTGGCGGTGTAGGTCCGCTTGAGTACATCGTCCAGGTACTCTTTCACCGTCACCGTGTCATTGTCGGCATCGGTTACGGTGTAGGTCAGGTCAAAGCCGTCCTCCTTGGTCCCCAGATCGGTGCCGGAGGTCGTGGAGCTGGTGATGACCGGGATGGCGTTGTTGTCCACCGTCCGGGTTTCGCTGGTCACATAGGTGCTGGTGGCGTTGTAGCTGTCATAGGAGCGTACACGGTAGGCCACAGTGTTCCACCCGGCGGTGATGGTGTCGGTGTAGGCCAGGGCGGAGCCCTTATAGATTTGTGTCCAGGAGCCGCCGTCCACCTGCCGCTCCAGCTCATAACCGCTGAGGTTGCCGTCACTGTCAGAGGCGGCGGTCCAGGAGATGGCCAGGTTACTGCCGCCACGGACAACGGCGGGGACGGTCAGACTGCCGGGAGCGCCGGGGGCCCGGTTGTTGGTCACCGTCACTGTGCTGCTGGTTTTCCAGCCGCTCTCAAGTCCGGCGGCGTCATAGGCCTTGACCCGGTAGGCCACGGTGTTGGTGCCAAAGGCCACGGAGTTGGTGGTGCTGGTGGCGTTGCCCTGGTAGATTTGGGACCAGGAGCCGCCGTTGGTCTGCCGCTCGACAATGTAGCCCTCAAGGTTGCCCTCTGCATCCGTGGAGGCGGCCCAGCTCACCGTGATGGTGCTGCCGCCGTCAATACTGCTGGGGACGGAGATGCTGGCGGGCGTAGAGGGGGCGGTGTTCTGAAACACAGAGCCGTCATCGCTCACATAGAGGGAGGAGGGGAGAGTGAAAGCGGGGCGGGACCCGAAGGAGTCGTTGCAGCTGCTGAGGATGTTGATACCGCCA